GGTATTAGCTGTTGACACGTCTGGTTCTATCGGGAGCCGTGAACTCAACACGTTCTTGTCGGAGATCAAAGAAATCTGCGATACGGTACACCCTGACGGTGTGCGCCTACTCTACTGGGACACACGAGTTTGTCGTGACGAGAAGTACGACACTGACGAACTGGATCAGCTAGTGACATCAACCAAACCCGCAGGGGGTGGCGGCACTGACGTGACATGCGTCACCGACTACATCCGCGAACACAACATCAACGCGCAAGCCGCAATCGTTCTCACAGATGGATACCTCTGGGGTGGTTGGGGTCAGTGGACAATGCCTGTCCTCTGGTGCGTCATGGACAATGATCGTGCCAATCCAGACGTTGGCAAAACAGTACATATCAAATCGGGAGACATGTAATGGTCGAGATAACAGAGGAGCATTTACGCCGTGCGTTTCTTGCAGGGTTCAAAGCAAGTGCCGAAGGTAACAATGGAGAATACCCATACGCAGACAATGGCACATGCCCTAGTGATAATCATGAGTGGCGAGTAATACGCAACGCCGCAGTCAAAGAACTATTGGCGTGGGAGCCACCGTATTGCGAATGCCAAGGCGTTTACGCTGACTGCGGTTGGCAACACTATTGTAGATAAGCATAGGATAAGGAGAACAACATGCTAAGTTTTACATCGTTCAAAACATTCGAAGACGTAGTGGAACACTACGAAAATACGAAACCTATCAGAGAACAAGGACACGGTACGAGCCGCAACGTGCGGCCTATCGGTGATCGTGCACGTAAGTGGGAGAACATCCAGAAGATCAGCCGAAACTGTTACGTTATTAGTTGTGGGCACGAGCGAGGTAACGACTTGTTCCCATATTGGGGTTACAACACGTCTAAACAAGTTAATGGCAGATACGTGACTACATACAACGATCATGGCGCGAAGCTAGAGGACTATGCACCAATAGTGTGGCGCAAGCGTAAAGATGGTACAGTTACTGTGACCATCAACAACAAGACAGGTATTGGGTACAATACCTCTCACTACGATATGATCCGTAGACACACACCGAAGGGTATGGCGTTCATTCACAATGGAAGCGGCAAGCAGTACATACGTCTGCTCAACAGCGGTACTGATCCTGACTATAACTATGTCACGCGGAATTGTTTTCCGAAACCGCGAGCTGATGATTACTACCTTGCCAAGAACAAAACCGTACCACGTGCGGAGTGGCAGAGGTACAAAGACGATAATCGGAAATGGGTAAAGTGGATGCGCCCTACTGACGATAACTCTGCTCTGACATTTAGACAGAAAAGTATTGGTGTGTGGGAGCACGATGGCATTTCTGGGCGTTCTCTACCGACAGGGCCGAAAGTAAACAAGCAGCTAAAGGCTAAGTTCAAACCTGCACTCGACAAGTTGTTTGAGTGGGGCATGACTATGACACCATTATTGCCGTTGGAGTTTGAGTACAACAGAGTGAAGACATCAGAGATGCACGGCTACTTCTGTGATCGTGAAGGTCTGCATGAATGGTCAGCTTGGAAGCCAGAGTGGGCGCGTGAGATATTGAAGGACGAGAACCACCCATACCGCCTGAACTTCTGGATTATGTTTGCATCAAGCACCAGTGATGGGTGGTATCTAAACCAGTCGTTCGCAATCAAAGAAATACAAACCAAAGATGATCTGCGCAAGATACGAGCACGTTACAACTCGTTCATGAACAACAACGCAGGCTTTATTACCAAAGGAGAACAATGATGGGACTGAAACTAAAGAAAGTAAGTGAGTTGGACTTTACCAAGCACGAGGTTATTACTTACGGTGATAGCGTAACAGTTTCGGAATCACTGGTGGCTACGAGCGTGGCAACGGCTTGTGAACCCGCGTTCATTGAGTTTGCCGAAGGTGTTGTAAACGCAGCGCGTGGCTACAGGTACTGTCTGAGTACACCAAATGAGGCGTGGGTGTATCGTGACGGTGATACGTTCTGCATGGGTTACATTAACCGCAGGGACATGACAGACACAGGTTCAGTTGATCCCACGTTAAATGTGTTTTCGCCGAACATACAGAACAACAAGTATTCGTATGGCAGTCGGGAGCACATGGCTAGTTCGGTGAACTTGAGCAAAGCTGTCAAGAACGCTGCTAAACATCTACGCCCACTAAACATGAAACAGATTGTAGATATGACACAGGGTGCGGTCAAAGACAAAGCACGTGACATAGTTAACGATGCCGAAAACAAAGTGAAGCAAGCTACGTCTGATCTGCGTGATGGGTTGTTCAGTACATACGGCAGGAGCATGGGCACAAACAGGTTGCAGCGTGAGTTGGAACATCTGTGTAATTCTGGCTACGAGTTTGTTGACGTTGAACTAGGTGAGAACCTACGCACTGCGTTTGCGAACTTGTCTGAGTTGGAACAGTCACGTGAGACGAACTCTCATGTCTATACGATTGTCGATGCGTTCAAGAACCCCGCAGGGGATTGGCGGTATCGTGTTGCCGAGAATGTAGAACTTCAGTGGTACGCACCAGAGATACACCCCGACAGCATCAAGATGTATACACAAGAGGATATACCTGAAGACATCCAGAGGAAGGTATCAGTTCTGTCGATGGTACAAGACGATCAGTATGTAGAAGGCGTGGGTTATCGTGCGGCCCCGACACTTTATTACATCAAATGATCACGTACCGTGTATTCATACATCCAACTGATGGTGTAGAAATAATGTGTTTTGATATAGAAAACATTGACACGTCAGTAACAGGTCTATATATGAGTATAAATGACGTACCACAGTGGATACAAGAGAAAGTAGCTGTACTAATGATGACTAACTCAACACCACCAACTGAACCAGTAGAGGGTGTAGGCCATCGGATAGATCAGAATACTTACTGGGTGTATTCATAGTGGTAGTAAAACACTATCTGTTTGGGCGGTACGCCGCCCTTACGGAAACCAGTTACCGCGGAGTATTAAATGACACCAGAAGCAAAAGTTAAAAAGAAAGTCGTTGCTATTTTGAAAGAGTACAAAGCGTACTTCTTTTATCCAGTGACAGGCGGGTATGGGCGCAGTGGTGTGCCTGACATCATCGTTTGTTACAACGGACGCTTCATCGGTATCGAATGCAAAGCAGGAACTAATAAGCCAACGCCACTGCAAGAAAAGAACTTGAAGGACATTCAAGCAGCAGGTGGCGTTTCCCTTGTTGTCAATGAAGACAACATTTCAACCGTAGGAGAAATCCTACAAAACCTTTAGAATGGAGAATAGCACATCATGGCTATCGCTAAAAAAGTTGCAAATCCGAATATTGAAATTCACACGTTGAAGCAAGGTCAAGTCAAACTGCGTTTGCTTGGTCAGACACCAATGTACTTCAACAGCATGGGGTCAAAAGCCATGCGTGATCTGTTGGCAGGTGCGCGGAAGAAAACCGCCGCCGAGAAACAACACATAAAGCACAACCCCGAAGTGGAGTTTCGGGAGACGCTGTACACCAAGAAAGAAGGTGAGACAGCCTTGTACTTTCCTGCTGCGGGGGTCAAGGGTGCAATGGCTACGGCTGCACTTGAAACAGAAGGTATCAAGAAAACTTCTGTACAACGTCTGATCTTCTTACCTGAAAGCAAGATGCAAATCTGGGGTAAGCCTCTGTTGAAGATGGACATAGTTCGCTCTGCGGACATGAACAGAACACCAGACGTGCGCACTCGTGCATATTTACCAGAGTGGTGTGCGGAGATCACAATCAAGTACGTCACGCCGACACTTAGCCACGAAGGTATTGTATCGTTGTTGGCAAACGCAGGACAAATCGTTGGTCTGGGTGACTTCCGTCAGGAGAAGGGTCGCGGTTCGTTTGGTACTTGGACAGTCGCCAGTGCTGAAAAGATGTTGAAAGAAGAACAAGAGTACTGGGACTATGTGACAAAACAGTCTCGTGAAGTTCAAGAGTTGGCAATCGAATATCCCGAATGTGCTGACGAAGAGACAGCGGAACTTATGGAGTTCCTAAAAGAAGAGCGTGTTCGTAGAGCAGCTTAATGGAAGCGGGGCGGTACGCCGCCCCAATCCACGGTTACGGTATGGCGGTTAAGTTGAGTTTTGGTCAAGGTAAGTTGGGGTTACGCAAGGCAAGGCGGTCTCGGTTGGTTCTGTTAAGGTTCGTTTGGGTAAGTTCTGTCAGGGTTCGGCGGTCATGGTATGGTACGGTGAGGTGGGTCACGGCAAGTTGTGGCGGTCGAGGTATGTTGCGGTTGGGTACGTCATGGTCGGGTTGGGTTTGGCGCGGTACGTCAAGGCGGTCATGTTAATGTTCGGCATGTTTGGGTGCGTTGCGGTCTGTCAAGGCGGTCATGGTAAGGTCGGTTACGTTCGGGCGTGGCATGGCACGGTCAGGCGGTTGAGTTAAGTTTAGGTCGCTTGGGTTATGGAGTGGTGAGATAAGGCACGGTGAGGCGGTTGAGGTTCGTCATGGAGAGATAAGGTGAGGAGAGGTTTGTGTTAGCTAAAAATGGAGAACAAATTGGCTAAATTTAATAAGAAGACTAAACAAAAAATCATCGATGCGTATCTAAACGATACGGGTCGGAATGTGTTTGTACCAGAAGAGTTTGTCAGGTGGTTAGAAGATAAGCCTAACCACATTGCGTATAAGGCTTTTCATGGGCGGGACGAGCACTTGCTGTGGCAAGCAAAGCTACAGTTGGCACGTCAGTTCGTTTCAGGTTTGCGTATTGTGGTCAAAGAAGAGGTCATAGAACGCAAGACTAAAACGATACAGGTTAAGACTACAGAATACCCTGCAATGATTTCGCCTGTGCAGACACGTAAAGCAGGTGCAGGTGGGTATGTATCTTTCGATCCCGAAAGTCCGCAGTCACAAGCAGAGTTGCGTAAGCAAGCGGGTATCGCTTTGGCAGCTTGGCTTGATCGTTTCCGTGGTTGCGCCGAGCATATCGGTATGGACTTGACACATATCGAAGATACCGTTCGGGTTTTACGTGATGACGCAGCAATCGCAGCAGAGTAACATACCACAAGAACTAGCCCTGTTTCTTAAAGAGATGGGGCTAGTTGAAGAGCGTGAAGAACATGTAGTGGAACACTACAGAGATCACGTTGCATGGACACCAACATACGAGGGTGAAGAGCCACCATTCTAGGGAGATACATATGTTAGAAGAGCAGCTAACAACATTTCAAAAACAACAACTAAAATGGTTGAAACAGCAGGTCAGTAATTTAAAGTCGTTACGGCATACAAGAGATGCGTACCCTAATTTGGAACGAGACTTGTTTGCAGCAAGAGAAGAACTTGATGATTACGTTGCAAAATTAAAAGAGGCGTATGAGATAAATGAATAAAGAAGAGTTGATGGGTTTGCAGATGCGGGTACTTGCAAAGTTCGAAAGGATGAAGCGACCAGAGCTAAAGAAGTTGTCATACAACGAGCAAGCCGCGATCAACGCCGCAAAAGGTGGACGCCCACAATACGGAGAGACTTACGAAGAATATAAAAAGCGTAAGGGTTTGAAGTAAGTCGTGTGGGCGGCTGTGCTTGTGATCGGGTTATAGCGGGTCTGATACGACCAACAAAAACTGTCGTGACGTTTCAGAAAACCGCCCACTGCAAAACAATATAAAAACAGCTTATGGAGAGCAATCGAAAATGGAGTTTTTTACCGCACTTTTTATCGAATATTCACTGCGTGGTATCGATATAAAAACCTACCTGATTTTGCCAGATTACGAAGCGTGTCAGATAGCAATTCGTGACAACGAAGATATGTACAAATACTTCTACGCAGACAGTGACGTGGATATGTACTGTATACAGACTGAGAAGATGTCTAGATCAATAAAACCAGTATTACGACCAGTAGGAGGGTGACATGTCAAAGAAAGAAGAAAAAGTATGGCAGTACTTGGTGCAGCATCGCAACGCCGATTACGCTGATGTAGCGGAAGCCTGTGGTGTGGACATTGCGTTTGTTAAGAGTTTGGTAAGCCGCATTGGGTCAGACAACTGGCGTGAGGAGACGACTGCATGGAGCCGTGCTAAAGTCCTAGACACAGCAAAAGAGTACGTCACAAAAGATCGTGCCGCAGACCACGGTTCAATGGAAGATAACTTTCAGACTGTTGCAACCTACTGGAACACGCACCTTGGTATTGACTTCATAGAACCGCAAGACGTGGCGGTCATGATGACTATGCTAAAACTTGCGCGGATCAGGCAGAACGAAAAGCACTTAGACAACTGGATAGACGCCTGTGGGTACATGGCCTGTGGCGGCGAGATCGTGAGCAAGTGATGGACGTTTATACGTTAGACTTTGAAACATACTACGCTCAAGATTATTCGTTGTCGAAGATGACAACTGAGGAGTATGTACGCGACAGCAGGTTCGAGGTGATCGGACTTGCTATCAAAAAGAACGACAAGGTTACGAAGTATCTAAGCGATGCAGAGTTAATAAAGCGTCTACTAGCACACATAGACTTCTCTGACAGCGCAATCCTATGTCACAACACGATGTTCGATGGTGCGATACTGAGTTGGCACTACGGAGTTAAGCCGAAGGTTTGGCTAGATACCATGTGTATGGCACGTGCACTGCACGGTGTCGAAACAAGTGCATCGCTCAAGGCGGTAGCGGAACGCTACGGTGTCGGGATTAAGGGTACTGAGGTACACAATGCCAAGGGCAAACGCCGCGCAGACTTCACCGACGAGGAGACAAAACGCTACGGCGAATACGCCATGAACGATGTTGACCTATGCTTTGATTTGTTCAGGATAATGGGCAAGGACTTTCCCAAACAAGAGTTGAAGTTAATCGACTTAACACTGCGTATGTTCATTGAGCCTACGTTAGACCTAGACCTTGGACTGTTGGAGCAGCACCTTGAAGATACGCGCGAACGTAAAGACAAGTTGCTACGTGATGCAAATGTTACCGACAAGAAAGACCTGATGAGCAATCAGAAGTTCGCTGACATGCTGAGAGAACTTGGTGTGGAACCACCCATGAAGATCAGCCCGACAACAGGCAAGGAGACATACGCCCTAGCCAAAGCTGACGAAGGGTTCAAGGCATTGCAGGAGCATGACGACGACAGGGTGCAAGCCTTGGTCGCTGCGCGTCTGGGTAACAAGTCTACGCTAGAAGAAACACGCACAGAGAGGTTTATAGATATATCTAAACGTGGCCTGCTTCCCGTACCTGTTAGATACTACGCCGCACACACTGGGCGTTGGGGCGGTGCAGACAAGATTAATCTACAAAACCTACCGAGCCGTGGGCCAAATGCAAAGAAACTCAAGAAGGCTATCGTAGCACCTGAAGGCTACACAATAGTAGAGGCTGACAGTTCGCAGATCGAAGCGCGAGTGTTGGCGTGGTTCGCGGGACAGAACGATCTAGTAAACCAGTTCTCTAACGGCGAGGATGTGTACGTCAAGATGGCTGCGCGTATCTACGGATGCGACGAAGAGGATGTCACAAAGGATCAGCGGTTCGTTGGTAAGACTACAATTCTTGGTGCAGGGTACGGCATGGGGGCTGAGAAGTTTGGTATGCAGCTCAAGACGTTTGGGTATGAAGTATCACCCGACGAAGCCAGGAGGATCATAAACATCTACCGCGATACGAACTACGCTATCAGTAAAGTATGGCGAGATGCGCACCACTGCATCCAACAACTAGCAAGCAGCCGTGAGGCCTTGTTTGGTCGCAAGGGTATCATCGGTGTAGATGCGGTCAAATCGGCGTTGGTCATGCCAAGCGGGTTACGGATTTTGTATGATGGCCTACACGCAGAGCAAGGTGAGCGTGGGTTAGAGTATAGCTATAAAACTCGTCGTGGTCGTACACGTATATACGGCGGCAAGGTTATAGAAAACGTGTGCCAAGCTATCGCTCGTTGCATCATAGGTGAACAGATGCTAAGAATTAACAAGAAACATAAGGTTGTTTTGACGGTGCACGATTCGATAGTATGCTGTGTAAAAGACAACGAAGTAGAGCAGGCACAAGCATATGTGGAAGAGTGTATGCGTTGGACGCCCGAGTGGGCCGCAGGACTTCCAGTAGATTGCGAAAGTGGTACTGCCAAATCGTATGGGGATTGTGAGTGAGTATAGCACCTTGGTCGTTCAGTAAGGCAAAAGCATTCGAGACTTGTCCGAAGCAGTTTTACCATGAAAAGATATTGAAAGAGTATCCTGTCGAAGAGACAGAGGCCATGCGGTATGGGACAGAGTTCCACAAAGCATGTGAGGATTACATTGGTTCCGATACACCCCTACCCCCGCAGTTCGATTTCATTAAAGCTACGCTAGATGCCCTGAACGCCAAGCGCGGTGTAAAGATATGTGAAAAGAAGTTGGGACTAACGGCTGATCTTGAACCGTGCGACTTCTTTAGTGATCGAGTATGGTTTCGTGGGATCGCTGACCTGATCATCGTAGATGTGTTGGCACAAGTTGCATGGGTAATAGACTACAAGACAGGTAAATCGTCTAGATATGCCGACAAAGGGCAGTTGGAACTTATGGCGTTGACTGTGTTCGCACATTACCCTGAGATCAAAAAAGTACGTGCAGGGTTGTTGTTCGTTGTGGCGAATAGCCTTGTCAAAGCCGAATACGAAGTAGAGCAGAGTTCAACTCTATGGGAGAAATGGCTAGGGATTTATGGTAAGATGGAGAAGGCGTTTGAGACAGATGTGTGGAACCCCCGCCCATCTGGTTTATGCAAGCGTCACTGTCCAGTAGTAGAGTGCCCACATAACGGAAAGAACTGATGCCCTATGTAAACAAAAAGCGTCCCTACAAGAAGGAGTATCAACAGCAGAAAGCACGTGGTGAACATGAGAACCGTATGGAACGGCAACGTGCACGTAGAGCAGTTGACAAGAAAGGGATAAGCCGCAAAGGCAAAGACATCGCCCACAAAAAGCCACTGAGCAAGGGCGGTAAAAACAAAGATGGATACAAACTAGTAGACCCATCAAAAAACAGAGCAGCGGGTGGACGCATGAGCCGACCACCTAAAAACAAAAAGAAGTAGTGAAACACTACCACGGAGAACGACATGCAGATCATTGAGGACAAGGCACTCATGTTGCGGGTGCGAAACCCCAAACAGATCACAACGGTAATACCTAAGAGTAAGGAGTTGTCTATGAATAGGGTGCTTGTAAACTGGGGGCTATCCGAAGCCCTCACCCTAAAGAATTTAAATATAAACGTACCGTCACCTATTACTAAACGCTACGCCTGGCCTGGACAGTATAAGCCATTCTCTCACCAGAAAGATACAGCGGCATTTTTGACCATGAACCAAAAAGCATTCTGCTTTAACGAGCAGGGTACAGGTAAGACCGCATCGGCTATCTGGGCGGCTGATTACCTGATGAACCAAGGTTTGGTGAACCGCGTACTGGTTATCTGCCCCCTATCTATTATGGATTCGGCGTGGCGCAACGACTTGTTCTCGTTTGCCATGCATCGTTCTGTAGACGTAGCCTACGGTGGCAAAGAGAAGCGCAAGAAGATCATCAACAGCGGTGCAGAGTTTGTAATTATAAACTACGATGGTGTGGAGATAGTAAAAGACGAGATCGCCAAGGGTGGGTTCGATCTGTTTATTGTGGACGAAGCTACGCACTACAAGAACGTGCAGACAAAGCGGTGGAAAACCCTTAACAAGTTGGTCGGTGAAAACGACAGGCTTTGGATGATGACAGGTACACCCGCAGCACAAAGTCCAGAAGATGCCTACGGCCTAGCCAAGATGGTCAACCCACTGTCGGTGCCGAGGTTCTTTAGTTCTTGGCGCGACATGGTAATGTTTAAGTATTCGCACTTCACCTACAAGCCGAAGGACAACGCGAAAGACACAGTGTTCAAAACGCTACAACCTGCGATCCGCTTCACCAAAGACGAGTGCTTAGACCTGCCCGACATGGTGTACACAAAGCGTTTCATCGAAATGACCGCACAGCAGAAGAAGTATTACGAAACACTGCGCAAACGCATGGTCATGGAAGTCGCGGGAGAAGAAGTTACCGCAGCAAATGCCGCCATCAACATGAACAAGCTACTACAGATCAGCGCAGGTGCAATCTACACCGACGATGGAGATGTGGTACAGTTCGACATCAAGAACAGATACCAAGCGTTGAAGGAAGTGATCGACGAAAGCAGTCAGAAAGTGCTCGTGTTCGTACCATTCAAACACACCATAGATATGCTTATCGATAAGCTAACCAGCGATGGAGTTACGTCAGAGGTCATACGAGGAGATGTTTCTGCGCCTAAACGCACAGAAATATTTGCACGGTTTCAAGACCAACCAGATCCACAAGTTTTAGTTATACAACCTCAAGCGGCTGCTCACGGTGTTACCTTGACTGCTGCTAATACTGTAGTCTGGTGGGGGCCGACTTCATCTCTTGAAACATACGCACAAGCAAATGCTCGTGTGCATAGATCGGGGCAGAAGCATAAATGTACTGTTATACAACTTGCAGGGTCTAATGCGGAAAAACGTATTTACCGTCTTTTAGACGAACGTATTAACATACACACAGAAATGATAAATTTATACAAAGAAATACTTGACTAAGTAGTATAAGTTACTATATGTCAGAAAAGTAATAAAAATGGAGAACATATAATGTCGGTAAATATCGATAAATTGGTAAAGACTTTTATAAGAATAAGAAACAAAAGGTCTGAGTTGTCCGCAGAGTTTAAAGAAGCGGATGAGAAGTTATCTAAACAACAGGATAAAATCAAGTTCGCTATGTTAGACCACTGCAAAGAGCAAGGGGTGGATAGTGTGAAGACTGCGGATGGTGTATTCTATCGCACTATTAGGAAAAAGATTTGGACAAACGATTGGGAGTCTATGTACAAATTTGTACTAAAACATGAGGTTCCTGAACTTTTTGAAAAACGTCTTAATCAAACTAACGTAAAGCAGTTCTTGGAAGAAAACCCTGATCTTCAACCTGCGGGTCTAAATGTAGACAGTGAATACGTTATATCTGTGAGGAAAAATAAGTGATGGAAGATACACCTTATGTAAATATAGGAAAGGTCGCAGATTACTTCCAAGTATCTGTGTCCACTATAAGAAAGTGGGTAACCAATAAATCTATTCCAGAGGATACCTACATAAAAGTCGGTGAAGTATATCGATTTCGTT